TGTATATACGTAGGAGTGGTGTGGGTAATGTCTAAGCTGCTTTTAAGTTGAAAGTAGTATAAAAACGTTTTCTTGTCTCTAACATATATTTCGTCAAAGCTTTTAAGTACTTGATTTACGTGTTTTATTTGCACGTTTAATGCCTCACTATGATCAATGCATATCATGTAACCTTTTTCGTTATCATCCGTTAAGGGTTTAATATACACTAATGATACTTTATTTAAGGTTGGATGTACTAAATCATTGAACGGAATTACTTCTACAAAAGCTCGTTTGAACTCTTGGTAGTAAAACGTTGATAATTGTTCCGTATTTTCTATTAAGTAGAATGCCATAACCTCTATTGTCTCCGATAACGATAATAAAAAAAGCTTGGTTTCCCAAGCTTAATTTAATTTTTTATTTATTTTTTATGTGTTATTTTAATTTACTCACACGTTCTCTATTTATTTTTTTCAATAAAGAACGATTATATTTTGAATCTTCAGCATTATCATGACTAGCATTTACTGATTTTTCATCTGCTGCAAATACTAAATCTGGTTTTTCATTTGGGAAAAATTGGATATAATCTCCTAATTGAATTTCATCGGCATTAAATCCAGGTTCAAATATTTTAAACAATTTAGGATTTTGTTTTGAAGCGATTGTTTCTAAATCTTTAGAAAATTTATATCTTTTTTTTAAGGTTTCAATATTTGAATCTTCCTCTGGTTTTTGAAAAGAATTATCTTCAGCTTCGTCCATTTTTGATTCACGGTATTCGCTTTCAGTTATTAAACCAGCGATGAGTTGCATTCTTTTGAATTCGTTGATTTGTTTTTTCATGTTTTATTAGTTGTATGTTTATAATAAATATATAATTTTTTTTACTAGTATGAGTTTCTTACTAAATGTGTTAAATAATCAATCACATCATCTTCATCAAATCCTCCATCTTGTACCCAATCCGAAACTAATGTTTTTAAATTTGATTTTAAATTACCTAAAGCTTGCATGTTAGCTAAACCTTCCATACGGTCAATAGCTTCATCAGATATGTTTTCATTTAATTCTTTGCCTGGAAATTCATCAGGTGAAGAATATAAATAGTAGCTCATTTCTTGTTTAGCCCAATCTTCAACATCTTTATCCGATATATTTTCACTACCGTCTTCAAAGAAATGCATTGATGATTCTTCAAATCCTTCTTCATCGTTCATAAACGTGTTTACAGATTTAATTTCTTTAGGATCAATTACTGATTTAAGATATGCTTTAATAGCATCGTCGTTTAAATAAGCATCACCTTCTTCATCTGTAAGGATATATTTTGATTTTTGTGATTGTGCTTCGGTAATTAAACCTGCTAATTTTTGCATTCTTTTAAAATCGTTTGCCATGTTTTATGTTTTTATTGTTATAAATATACGACCTGTTTTTTAGATCTCCAAACTATTTGTAATATTTTGTGTAATCGTTTTTAAGATAATCGTTAAAACGCGGTAATTTTAAATTTTTTATATTTAAAGCTACAATATTTCTATTAACACGTGCGACCTGTTCCTTAGTTCCCGTTATGTTCCACGGAATAAAAAATGGAAAATATAATTGCCATAATATTTGTGGATCTTTAGCTACAAGTAAGTCAAATTGATCTTTGCTTATTTCGGTATATTGTATTTCATTTGTTTTTTTACAAAAATAACGTCTAAACTCTCCAATTTGATAGTCTTGTTGTGTTGGTTGGGTTGGATAGTAGGTTGGAATAATTTGGATTGTTTTGGATGATATATTTTTAAGAGCTAGATAATCAAGGATAAACGGGTCACCACCATCAATATTATCTCCATTATTTACTTCAGCACCACCATTTACTGTTATGTAATTAAATGATGGGTTTGTCGCTACATCCGGATATTTATTATAATCTAAAGATGGTTTAAAAAAAATTTCTGAATTGGGAGTATCTTGAGGTGTTTTGCCTGTAAAATATTTTCCATCTGAGGTTTTCCAATAGTATCCGGAATATGTTTGAAAAGGATCATTGACATTAAATACAAATTCACCACCATTGGTGTATAGGTTTGTTTTTATTTGTGATAACGGATAGTAAGCCATTTTATTTAAATATTATACTTGATATTCCCAATGCCAAGATTCAGATTTTATTCGTTTAAAACCAAATAGTGCTCCATTTCCAGCTGCTAACCAATCGTATAGTTTATCCCCAGGTTTAATTCTTGCTAATCCAGGAGTAGCAAAGTCTACAGCTAAACCAAATCCATGATTAGATGTACCAGGTCGTGCTGTTAGTATTCTACATACTCCACCAGGACAATTTTCATTATAAACTCGTTGCTGGTCTGTTACTGTTCTGTATGCCGAATTTATTTTTACTGGAATTTTAGCTGCTTCAGCAGCGGCTATAAGTTTATCTAATGCTACAGAAGCTTTATCATATAATCTAATATTCCCATTATCTGAAGAAAGAGCTCCTTTATATTTAGAAGGATTAGTTATTGATCTTAATTTATTTGATGATATTTCACCATTTTTGTATGTTATTCCTTCTATAGTTCTAGTAGTTCCTCCTCGTGAAGGACTAAAATTATTTCCTCTTACTGGTTGTCCTGTTTCCGCAACTGTTCCTACTGGTCTTCCTCCTACTGTTTTAGGTGAACCATTATATGTTTGTCCTTGGGCATTTTTCATACCAAATGGATTCTTAGGAATAGCTACTGATTCTAAAGTAGTAATCCATTGGTTATTTTGTATTGTATGTGTTATACCTTTAATTAAAAATTCTAATGATAAAGGATAATTTGATGGGAGAAAATCAGCATCAATAGTATATTTTTGGTATACTTTCATTCCTGATAAACCATCAATAGTTAAGTTTAAATCAAATGGTAAAAAACCAATTGTGGGTGATCCTATCGGTTTTGTAGGATTGGCTAATTGAGCATCAGCCGTTGCCTTATATTGATCATATTCAGCAAAAGCGTTATTAGTATTTTTAAAATTGTCAATTGCTTCTTGATCCCACCCTGGATAAGCTCCATTAACTGAACCTATTTTTGCTGTAAAATTTTGAAAAGCGTTAATTTGATCAGCGTATTTTACATTTAAAGGTGGTGGTAATTCTTTAGGATCTTTTTCGTTTGCATCTTGAATAACAGGTTTAACTCTATCTATTAATCCTTTATTTATTGAAGATAATGCTGTTGAATCTTGACCCGTAACGTAACCATTAGCTTGAGCACCAATAGTAATCATACTAGCTAAATTAGGAGTAATGGATGTGTTAAAACTAATATCTCTAACTATTCCTGCTTTGGCTTTATTTTCACCATCAGCAGCTGTATAAGGAAAATAACCAAATAAAGTAAAAAATGTATCTAAAATTGATTTCTTTTTTGCTTGTAAAATTGCATTTCTATCAGGTAATGGAACCTCATCTATAAATATAATTTCATTTTTATCTTCATTTATTGATGGGGATAATTTATTGTAATTACCCGTAGCCGTATTAAATCCATTGGTGAATATATTTAAAAAATCAATTAATGGTATTTTTCCGTCTTCATCTTTTAAATCATTTAATGAATTTAAAATATAAATCATGTTAAAATAAACATTCATTAATTTTCCGTAATTGTTAGTAGTAGCTCCATCTGGTTGAAATCTAAATTCATTACCGCTAGGTAAAAATGCACTACCCCCACCACTTGGATAACCAAAAAAAGTATTAAATAAACAAACACCCGGATCTGCGCTTATTTGTCTATTATATACTGCTATTATATTTTCATTAATATCTGTATTAAATTTTATTAGTTTTTTTTCTACAGTTCCATTATCTTTTTTTATAACCGGAACTATTTTTTGTTGAAATTGTTCTAAAAAATACCCAAATCTAACATAATATTGATTTATATTTTTTTCTGATTTGTAAACTTGTTTAATAGCAACAACATCATCTCCTATGGCATAAGTACTAGCTCCATTGGCACCAGGTCCTAAAGGTTCTAATTTTTGTTGAAGATCGTATAATATTTTTCCTACATCCGTTGAATGTGCAAAATCGGCAATTGCTTCTTCTGAAGTAGGTGCTGGGGGAGTAGTTCCTTTTTCAGTAGTTTGAGATGTTTTTTCTTTAAGAGCAAATTCAGTTTTTAATCCTGAAAGTGTATTTGTTTTTAAAGATTCAATTACATCACCTATTGTTCTTACTGTTAAAGTAATATCATATGTTAAATCTCTATTTATAGACCAATTAAAATTTACTACTTTACCTAAAGCAGCATCATAATTTCCACAAGATGCTAATCTTTTTTTACTAATTTCGGGTAATATATCATCCCATTGGTATGTACCATTTAAAAACTCATCTGCTAAACTATAAGGATTATTAGGTTGAAAAACTTCATCATTATTATAATACATTGTGTTACCCCACTCCATTAAGATAGAATAACCTAAACTTAAATATAATGTACTAATAATATCAAATTGAGTTCTATTAAAACATTTTATACCAATGGTAGCTGTTTTTAATGAACCTCTTGTTTCAGTTTTTATACTAAAGGAAGTAATACCGGGCATTGGTTGTAAACCAAATTCTAAACCACCAATACCATAAGCTGCATCAACATGTATATCCCCAGTTCTAGCTATACCTGAACGAGCATTTATTTTATCTTCACCTCCTGTAAAATCAGTAACACCACCAAATAAAACATATTTTTTTGCTAAACTACTTCCACCTAAAAATGCAGGTGCAAATGCGGGGAAAATATTTTTTCTTTCATCTGTTAAATCAACAGATGATACTACTTTAACCCATCCTGTATTACTATTCTGCCATACAAGTAAAGTAGGATCACCACCCGTATTTCGGTTAAATGTCCCTTTTTTATTTTGGCGTACATTTATTTGTTTTACTATTTCTTCAGGAAATCCTTCTCCTACTATATTACTCATAACTTTATTGATTTATTAATTTAAACTCTGTAACTATAGCCTGAGGGTTAGCTGGTATTCTTATTTGTGTACCCTGAGGTATAAGTAATGAATTTTGAGGTAAATCTGCAGGACTTGAAGTGCCTGCAGTTGCTGTATTTGCAATAGAAATAATCCACCATAATGAACTATCCCCATAATATTGTAATGCTAAAACATCAAATCTATCTCCTTGTACAGTATAAACATAAATATCATTAGGACTTAACGGTACTTGAGGGTAACGCGAAGTTTGATAAACTAATCTTCCGTTTATTTTTGTTTGTGGTATGTTTTGATATCTATTCATTTGTTATTTTAGTGCGTTTGTTGTTGAATCTATATATGAATATCCATCAGTAGCGCTTACACTTTCATCAGTAGATAATGCTATATATTTTTGGTTTCCAAATCCAGTAACATTACCATCAGGAGCCGTTAATGTTTGTTTAGATGGAATAAAGTCATGAATTGGTGTAAAGCTAAATCCTGTTACTTTTAAAATATGAGACATTTCTTTTGTTGTTGGATCATAACCACCAGTATCATTTATTCCTATTTCCCAAGGTGATTCTGCGGGTATATCATACGTAAGAGAAGTTATAAAGCCAACCTGTTCGTATAAGTATCCCCCTATTGTTAATTGAACTAAATTACCAACCATATAACCTTTACTTGTATAATCGGGGGCAAGGTTAGATGCTAAATAATTTAGCTTACGATACATAGGCATAAGCTCTTCTTTTGATTGAGCCGCTACTGTCCATCCTAAAGATATTGTTCTTGTAAAACCATTGTATGTATAAAATTGTTCACCCCTACCTAAATAATTTATCGGATTCCAAGTTGCCGTATATGAATCAGAAAAATTATCAATAAATGCTCTGAAGTGCATAAATGTTTTTAAAGTAGGAGTTTTATTATTAATAGCTGCTATTCTAAATTTTACTAAATCATTTTTAACTTCATTAGAAGTTACCTTTTTACTTGAATATAAATTTAAAGCATTTATTTTATCTATAGGACCAATATCGGAACCTCTAGTATATGATACTAAATTTTTACCTGTTTTATTACCTGGGCCTAGATTTTTACTACCTCCTATATTTGTTCTTTTTTCAAGATTTTTTAAAAAGTAATTAGGAGTATTAGGGGTTGCTCCTAAAGAATTAGCATTTTCTATCCTAGGTTGATTATTTCTTATATTAGATCTTATTATTTTTCTAAAATCTCTTATACTTGGTGCTCCTAAATAATTAAGAGGAGATTTTTGTATATCCTTTTGAGTATAAGTAAATGTATCTTGATTAAATAATTCATCACTTAACACTCCAGGCATTGCTGTATTATCTGTTAATAATGGATTATTTGATTTTGTATTTAAATTACTAACATATTGTGTAGGTGAAATTGATCCTGTTGCACTATTGTAAACATTAAAAACTGGACCATTTAAACTACCTGATGTTCTTCCTGAAGGTGGTGTTTTTTGAGAATCAATTATTTGATTATCAGGTTTTAGATAATTTAAAGATTTTAAAGGTGATAATGATCCTGTAGTTGGTTGATAAACATTATAAGCTGGGCCTTTTTGATTTATTTCAAAATTACTATAATCTAAAGGATCTATAAAAGGAGTTGTATTTTGTTTAGGAGTCCATGAAAGTGGACCAAAAAGCTGTCCTGTTGTAAATTTTGGATTATTAATACCTGTTCTTTGATCTGCAAATCTAATATTTGTTTTACCTATACCTAAAGGTGCCCCTGGTCCTCCTGGATAGGATATTAAATTTACTTGGGCTTTTTTACTATCAGAGGGATTAGGAGCAATACTGTTAGCAGTTGTAGCTCCAATTCCAACCGGAATATTATTAATTTTAGAAGCGTATAAAGAAACTAATCGATTTAATAAAAGTCCACTTTCATCAACATTTCCATCATTGTTGTAGTTTCTCATTCTAACAGCATATAAATTATTATTGTTAGAATAAGCCCCTGTACTTACAAATGGATTAATACCTTGTTTTACAAGATGTCCTCCAAAAGCAACAACACCTGCTTCGGCTAATGTATTTAAAGGAGAATAAACTCCTTCATTTAACGTTCTTCCACTAGTTTGAGTACGAACAGCAATACGAGATAATAATTGTTGTTTAGCAATAAAAAGTAAACCATTTGGTGACTTTGTATCAATAAACATTTTTCCTAGGCGCACAATATCGACGGCCGAATCTCGAGCGGCTAATATACCGCCTCTTAATATAAAATCGCTATTTGCGTTTTGTAAATTATTAAAGCTGTCAGGAATCTTTGCCTTAATATAAGGCTGATTACTGGTTCCTCCGCCTAATGTATCACCACTATAACGTAAGGACTTTAAATCTGTTTTTAAATCTCTTAAACCCATTTATTTAGGTAAATTGTTCAAATAAGGTAATGGATTACCACCATCTAAGTCTAATTTAGAAAATGCTAAGTCTTTTTGATATGCACTTGCTTGATCGTATTTAGCTGGATCTTTACCATCTAAATCTAATTGAGATATTGCTAATCCTTTTTGATAAGCACTTGCTTGATCATATTTAGCTGGGTTTTTACCGTCTAGGTCTAATTGAGATACTCTTAAATCTTCTTGGTATTGTGATACACCATTATATGATGGGGGTTGTGCTCCATCAAATTGAGATAAAGTTGAGCCGTCTTTTGTTAATTTGTCTAATAATCCCATGGTTTGTTATTTTTATTATAAATATTTAATTATTGAACTTTATATGAACCTACAGCCATTGCTGTACCCATTTTTGTACCATTTAATGTTATAGTACCTTCTTTATGTAAAATTGCACTTAATATTTGTTTCATTTCTTTAAATTCATTCATTAATTGGTTAAGTGGAATTACTGCTTCAGGACCAGCTTCACCTACTAATGCACGTGTTGGACCTGTAACTATTCCTCCTTTAGCCATTGCTTTTTCTGAACTGTCTCCTAAAGCTAAATTACCTAATCCTGAGAAAGCATCATTAGGAACTAAATCTACTAAATTATCTGTAATCCATTTAATTGGAGAAAATCCTAAACTTCCTGCTATACCATCAGCAATACTAATAGCTGTACCTATTCCTGGAATTGCGTTTATTCCTAAATTAGCAATAGGATAAGCTGCGGATTGTACTAAAGATTTTCCTAAAGCTCCCGGATCTACCTTTTCTCCTGATGCTTTTTTTTCTCTTGCTTCGGAAATTATAGAAGCGGCGCTTGATACACCTTCAACAATTGATAAAATAGGTCCTAAAATTTTACCAAAACCTTTAGCAATAGGTCCACCAAGTATTTTTTTAAAACCACCTAATCCACCACTAATTTTTTTACCAATACCTCCAAAAAATCCACCTATTTTTCCAAATAAACCTTTTGATTTAGAAGCGGCACCCATTAAACCTTTTGATTCAGAAGCGGCAGCGGCGGGTGCGCTACCTATTTTTGGTGCTGATGGTTTTGGAGATGATGAAGGTGTTGAAGATGATGTTATTTCAGAAATTGCGTCTACTGCGTCTGCACCACCACCTATCATGTCAGACATAGCATCACTATCAGCCGCTTCCATCATACCAAAAGCTGCAGATGCTAAAGCTGCTCCTTTTCCACGTCTTTTACCTTTTCTACCTCTTTTACCTTTTTTACCTCTTCCACCACTTAAACCTCCCGTACCATCTATACTTCCTCCACTGTTAGCTATTTTTTCTACGGCATCTGCTGTACGTTCTGTATTTTTTGCTGTTTTATCAGCTGGACCTTTTCCAAATGCTCCCTTAACTGTTTTAACTAATAATCCTACCCCAACTATTAAGGCGCCTATAGCAGCTCCTGCCCCTATAATCCCTAATATGGTTCCTAATCCCGGAATTTTTTGTATCATTCCTAATAAGGAAGTAGCCATCCCTACTATACTTCCTAAAGGACCAGCAATCATAGAAGTTAAACTATCTTTAGTTTTTTCTACATTTTTAGTTAATTCAGCTTCAGCATCTAATCGTTGCATTGCTAATTCAACTGTTTCTCCTTGTGTTACTCTTCTTTGTAATTCAGCTGCTTTTTCCGTTTCTCCAGCAGCTTCAAGTTTTTTAATTTGTTCTGTTATTCCTTTTCCTCTGCCTTTTTCTAGTTTTTGTAAAGCATCTTGTTTTCTTAAAGAATCACCTAATTCATCAGCACTCATACCTAAAGCTTTAGCGTACGATTCCTGTTGAAGTACATTCATTTTTTGGAATCGTTGTAAACCATTAGGTCCTAAATTTTTCATTAATTCAGCGGCCGCACCGGCTGTATCTCCTTGTAATGCTAATCCTCTAGCTTTTTCAAGATTTAAATCTTGACCAGTTAATAATTCTGCTTCTAATTCTGCTGAGATTGAATCTTCAAAATTTAATAAACCTTTAGATATGTTTTTAGTTTGTTCTAAAGTCATACCTAATTTTTGAGCTTGAGTTACAGCTTTAGCTATTAAATCAGGATTATTTTTATATTGAGCAGCTAATTGACCTGAAACTTTTAAAACTTCTTGAGTAATTTTCTTTTGACTTAAAACACCTTTATTAGTTTTTCCTATATTATTATATATATCTTCAGATGATTTACCTGTTATTTGTTCATATTCCGCTAATTTAGCAGCTTCGTCAGCTGTTAAACCTGCTGCTTCTTTTAATTTTGTTTGTGTTGCAAGTTGTTTTTGATTAAATTCAACACTAGTTCCAAAAGCATCATTTAATTCTTTAAATGCCGTTAAATTATCTTTAGCATTAGCAAACAAATCACCTGAATTACGAGCCATTGATCTCATATTGTTTGCCATTTCTCCTGCTCTATCTGAACTTACTCCTAATGTTCTAGATATGTCGGCTTGGTCTTTACTAAAACCAATACCTATTTTATATAGGGTTTGAAATGTTTTTGCTACTAAAGTTAGTTGAACTAAAGGATCGGTTAATGCTTCTTTAATCCCTCCAACCATACTTTTTAATCCAGCACCTATTACTTTAAAACCATCGCCTGATTTAGCTGCTTCTCTTAAATCTTTTTTTATATTTTCAAAATGCTCAGATTCAATACCAATTTTTTCTAAACTTTTAGTTATACCATTGAACATTGCTCCGGTAATACCTAATGTTTTTTGTAGTTTTTGTTCTGCTTCTACTTCTTGTTTAGTTAAACTAACAATATCTTTTAAAAAACCTGTTTCTTTATTTAAGGCATCATTAATTTCTTTGTAAGCGTCTGATTGTTTATCTAAAGTTTTTTCTAATTCCTTTAAACGTTCAATTTCCGCTCTAGTTTGTTTTTCGGTGTTTTTTAATTGTTTAATTGTTAAAACTTCTTCACCTTTTTTATGTTCGTTAATTCTACGAGCTAAACTTTCTAATTTATCAAAAGATTTAGTAGTTTCTTTTACGGGATTGGGTGCTCCTCGTAAATCATTAACTATATTTTTTAATGTAGATGAAATATTACCAAAAGTATCTTGTAACTTAGTTACATCCTCTTTCATGTTTGTTATTAACTTCTTGGCACCTTCAACACCACCCCCAAATGCTTGAATAGCAGCATTCATATCTGAAAAAGTTTCACCCCCTAAATTTTTAATTGATTTTTTTAGGGAATCAATTTCTTTTTGTAAGTCTTTTATATTTTCAGCCATTATTTGATATTATATGTTATAAATATTAAAAGGCATCATTTTTTTGATGCCTTAGTAATATATGTGGGGGGTTGAATTTTTGTAGAGTTTGCGGTTGCTCCCGCTGCTTTCATATTTTTTATTGATTCTTGAACTGTGTCTTTTTGGTTTTTAGAGTTTTTATTTTCATAAAATTCATAGATTTTATTATATGTAAATCTTCTCAACCATAAGGGCATGTTATATACTGTTTCATAATCATAACCTCCTTGACCATGGAACAATATTTCATGAATTTGACTAAATAAATAAGATCTATACTCCGGAGTCAGGCCAAAAAAAGTTAGTACTGATTGGTATTGTAATGTCCTCCTCAACACCATTCTCAAATACATAATTATATTTTAAATCAATACCTGGAGATATACTAGTAAAGTGTTCTCTAAATGCTCTTGAATCTTTAGCTAATAAACCATATTCAATAAATTCTCTAATAGATTTTTTATCATAATCTCCATTTATAGAAAGAATCATATGACGTAAACGAGTAGTTACTTCTGAATTTCCTTTAGGATCAATTTTTTTCAATCCTTGAAGTTCTTTTTCAATATTTTGTTCATCACCGTGAGTTAATATTTTAAAAGTAATTTCATTTCCTGTATTAGGTAATTTAAAAGAAAATTCGTTTTTACCTTTTGTTAAAATATGTTCTTCTTGAAGAATTTTTTCTTTAAGTTGTGTTAAGTCAACATTTAATTTTTCTTCAGTATCTGAATATTCTGGGTAGTATGTAAATTCGTAGTCTTTACCATATCCTAAAATACGAGCTGCTAACATAATAGCATCTTTATCACCTACTAATAAATCCTTATAATCAAATTTAGTAACAATCATTGATTGTAATAATTTATCAATAACAACTCCAGATCTAATATAGTTTTGATTTGTTAAAATATCTTCTTCTCTAGCAGTCATATATTTCATTTCTACTTGACCGGATGCTAAAGGATGTCCTTCGGGATATAAAAGACCTTTTGAAGGTAATTCCACCATCTCTGTGGGGAACTTAAATTTGTTTTCTTCCATAAATTAATTTTTAATAACAATTTGTTTATTATAAATATATAAAAATAAAGGAAGCTCGCAAAAAATGCGAGCTTTCTTGTATTTGTTTTATTATTTCTTAGAAGTTTAAGATACAGTAGTCAGGTTGAACTGTCATTGTAATATTAACTGCTGTATTTTCTGTATCCCAGTTGTATTCACCAAAGTTTGCATCTACAATTAATGCACCTTTAATAATCCATTCTGATACGATATCACCTACAGGACCTAATACATCGAATGTTAAATCTTTCTTATAGAAGTCAGAATAACCATCGCGACCCGTTACTGATTCGTGGTGTAAACGTACCCATTCCATTACCGCTTGAGCGCCTGATGGAGTGATCGGATCGAATAATGTAAATGCTATAGTTCCCCAAGTTGTTTTGCCTTTTACAAAACGTTGAACGTTAATGTGATTTAAAGCTACTGTACCTTGAGTTAATGAAACCGCACCTACTCCTTTGATTTCATAAGCTGGGATACCATCAATGTACATGATGAATCTATTCGCTTGTTTCGGTTCAAACGCGGTAAAAAATATTTCGTTTGGGTCTAATACTGCCATGTTTTTTTATTTATTTTCTTGTTATAAATATTAGTGAGTTATAAAAGGTAACTACCTTCCCTTATCCAGGGAAAGTAGCGCCAGTTGGTAAAATGTTGAAATCTAAGTAAATGAATTCTGCAGTTTTAGTTGGTTGAATATAAATTTGACCAATTAATTCGTTTCTATCAATTACATCAGGAGTATTATTTGAAGTATCCATAATTACTTTAAATGCGTATAAACCTTGACGTTGTTGAACACTTTCTAAGTATGGATTAACTTGGCTTAAGAATTGATTTCTTGTAGCAATTGTATTTTGTTCAAATACCAAGTTTTGAGCAACTTGAGAAATATAAGATTTAAGAGCAATTAATAAACGACGAACATTAACACGATCAAGAGCCGAAGCTGCTGTTTGTAATGTTTTCTGGCCGTATACTACAACTCCAGTTCCTGGAAAAGTAGCTAATGGGTTAACTTTACCTGTATATAATGTATTTCTATTTGATTGTGATAATTTTTGTGCAGCTCTAATTACTGTACTTAATCCACCTCTATTAATACCTGCTGGTGCAAACCAAGGTTCTGCAACGGTATCATTATAAGCGTAAACACCACCAATCATTGTTGAAGCTGGTACCCAAACATTTTGTCCTGAATCTGGATCCATTGTTTGTACCCAAGGCCAATATGAAGCAGCGTATGAAGTATTTCTAGAAGCAGCTTGTGTAGTTGCATCGGTAATTAAACCATCGTATGCTACTAAATCTAACACAAATATGTTATCTCCTCTATTTTGAGTGTTATTAATAACTGTAGTACATTGGGATGTTTGTAAATTATTAAATAAACCTGGTGCTAATAATATATTAAATCTGTAATCGTCTGCATTAGACATTAAAGCAATCATATTATTATAACTTGCACTCGGAATACCTTGTACATTATTTGCTGGAGTAGCTGAGGTAATTTGGTTATAAAATGCTGTAGATCCGTTTGTAAATAAATTACCTGTAGCATTACCGAATGAACCACTACCATTTGCTGGTATAAATCCTTTATATTGAGCTTTTGCAACACCTGCATTATCGAAATAATTTGGTGTTGGGTTAGGTACATTTGAAACACGTATATAAGCACTTCTATTTGGGAAAGAACCAGATACTTCTACTTGGTTTGTTGATGCATTATAATTAGTAACATAATCACCTAATACTTTCGCAACATAGTTTGGTGTAAATGGATCTAAAGATAAATTAGTCCATGTTTCTAATATTGTTGGATTGTTTGTATTATCATCACCACGGCGAACTAATAAATCAAAAGTACCTGAACCGGTATTTGAGTTAACAATTTGCCATCTAACATTATCAGCTGAACCGCTAGCTAAAGCACCTGCACTATCTAAACTTGAACTACTGTTCATGATTATACCTTTAGATAAAGTAGATAATTGAAGTGATGCTGAGTTAACACTACTACTGATAGTTGGATTACCTGTAGCACCATCTAAAGCGTTTGCGGATGTAAATGTTCCACTTACAACTCTTGATACTAATAATGTTTCACCACCATTAGCAAAGTAGTTAAATGCTGCAATTGAAGTAAAATAAGTATAAACATTACTTGCACTGGTAAAAGTAGTACCAAATTTTGCTTGGTAATCACTATATGAAGTAACGATTGTTGGTATTTCTACCTGTCCTTTAACGGTAGGACCTATTAAGGCTGCACCTACGGTTACTGGATTCTGCGAAATAAATGACTGGTCATTTTCTCTTGCTAATACACCAGGGGAAATTAATGTTTCTGCCATGTTTTAAATGAGTTTAGTTTGTTTTATTATAAATATTACAGAACTATTCAAAAAACTAATTGGAACTAATGAATTCTCCTTTTTCTACGTTAATTGTACCCTCACCATATTTGTTTTGGAGTGTTGAGCCAACTTCGATTTCTTTTAATTTTAATGTTTGGAGTTCTGTTCGTAATTCTTGTTTTTGAATTTCTAATTCTTGAATTGTTAATTCAATAACTCCGAATTGTTCCATTAAATCTCTTCTTTTGTCTTGAACTTCTTTAATGCTTTGTAATTCTTCTTGTGTTAAAACTTGTGTTGTCATAAATTTATTTTATTATAAATATTAAACGTAAGTGATTATGTAATTAAATGTTATTGTATCTGAGGTTGAGGTTCCACTTAATGTTTGAAAGGTTAAATTTGAACTAGATAATGTATAAGGTATTACAACTTTATTAGAATCAAAATTACCTCCATTACTATTATCTTGAAACATTGATATAAAAACTGAACCACTACGTCCTGTAGTATCCATTGATTTTCCTATTAATACTGTTAAACCAGTAATAACCGATGATGATGCTCCGGCTGGTATTTGACCATATCCTGAAATTAGTCCTGTTGTTACATTTGTTGTATAACCAATAGAATATGTAGATGTATTTGTTTTTAAAGGAGTAAAAACAGACGATGTTAAAGAATAAGAAGCTGAAGTGTAAGTTAAGGGTCCATTTGTTGCTATAGATGATGAAACAGCATAAGAAGAAGTTCCATATAATGAACCTATAAAACCATTAGATGCTATAATTTTAGTTGTACTACCTGTTGGAAAAAATTCACCCTTAAGTGTAACATCACTAGGAATAGCTGCAGTAAAAACATCTATAATTTGAGTTATTTCATTAACTGTAATTTGTTGACCATTAATTATACCTGAATTGCTTAATATGTTTGCCATTGTTTATCGTTGTACCGTTATTATGAAATCAAAAGTTAAATCTGCGCTTGCATTTCCTGATAAAACATTAAAGGTCAATACATTACCCGATATACCTGAGGGAATAACACATGTACTTCCATAGTTTGGATTTGTTGAAGGATAAGGTCCTCTTTGAAGTAATGTTACCCAAACATTATTATTTAATGTTTTTCCACTAAAAAATGTATTATATAATTCATAAGTATTAGTATCCATTAATATAGTTCCACTACCGGCAATTATTATACTAGGATTTAAAGATGGAATTTGAAAAACGGGAACATTAGTACTTAATACTCCTTCAGAATATGATGCCGATGTAGCATATAATGACCAACTAATAGGGGTATTTATTTTATTAGTATAAGAAGATGTAATAGCAAATGAAGAAGTAGAGGATAAAGAACCGGTAAGACTACCTCCGTTTCCTCCTGATAAAGCTGTAGTATCTAAAACTCCTATAAGATTAAAATTTCCATTTAATGAAAGATTATAAGGAACAATACCCGTAAAAGCATCAATGCTTTGAGAAACATAAGATGCTTGAACTACTGTTCCAGGAATTATACCTGTTTTTGATAATATATTAGCCATTATTTATTAAGAAGTTTGATAAACACATGTAAAAGTAAAAGGTAAATCAGCCGGTGCGGGGTTACGAGTACGTGTTTCAAATTGAATACTACCGGTATCAACACTACGAACAGCAACATAACCATCAAAATTACTTGGACTCTGTCTATTATTAAATTGACTTATTGTTACCCAAACATTATCTCCTAAAGTTGAAGGATTTTGAAAGGGAGCAGGTGAAAAAATTATAGTCATAGTAATATCACCTGAACGAATATAAGATGCTCCTGAAAGTATTCCTATATTAGTTAAAGAGGCTGTATGATTATCGCTACTAGATCTAACTGTAAACCCATGTAAACTTCCAGAAGTATATGATGAATTATAAGTAAATGATGCTGAAGTAGTATTTGAGCTTGTATAAGCATACCCATAAGATGAACTTATAGCATAAGAAGCCGTGCCATATAATGAGCCTGTAAATCCTCGTTTATTAGTATCGTTAGCTCCACTATCAATTATACTTCCTGTAACCGATAATGATCCTGATATTCTGATTTGATAATTAGCGGTACCTGTAAAAGCGTCAATGCTTTGTGAAACATCGGCTGCTTGTATAATATTTGATGAAGAAATATTAGTTTTACTTAATAAAGGATAGGCCATTAATTTTTGTTATAAATATTTAAAAGTTTATCAATTGCACTAATTACTTTAAAAGGTGTGATAGTTTTAGTACATTCAAAATGACGTGGGGTATCTTTATGTTCAGGACACCATTCCCAATCACCTGCATCTAAACGATGTGTATTGAAACAACCCGTGCAAACGTCAGTATCATAATTAAAAATACGTTCGCAATCTAAAAATTCACTATATGGTTGACTAAATCCTGAGATTAATATTGTCGGTGTACCTATACTCCAACTTAACCAACTTAAACCACTACCTAAACCAATATATAAATCAGCGTGTTTTAAATCTACCATTCTATCTTCAAGGGGATAATTGCCTGTTTTATCAATTACATTTTTTAAAGTTCCACCTAATTTAGAATCATGCCATTCATCTCCTAGTTTTTCCGAAGTAATCATTACTACTTTATAACCTTTATCATTTAGGTAATTAATTATAGCTTGCCACCCTCCAGGATTATTCCAATATTTGGCGTGTGCCGAAGCGTGTGGTGCTATAACAACATATTTACCATCAATTTGTCTTGATTTATTAGGTATAGCTAATTTTGGTTTAATTTCATTATACCTTAATCCTAATATTTCAGTTGATGTTTGTCCTAAAGGATATTGTTTAAAATCAATTGGGATTTTATTTTTATTTACAGTATGATCTTCATTATAAAACCATCCAATAGTATACATAGCGTATAAACCACTTACTTCAGTTCCTGGTTTTACAAATTCGATTTCTGGGTATTGGGATTCAAACCACTTATTATGGAATGTAGAGCATATTAATTGGCAATTGTGTTTTTTTCTAAATTCTTCAAGATAAGGAAACCAAGCTAATGTATCACCAATAGCACTTGAATCCATATGAATATAAACTCTTCTACCTTTAGCATCATAATCATGTGTAAATATTAAATCATCACCATCACGTACTTCTATTTGCCAATTAATAAAGTATTTAGCATTTGTTTTAGTCCACATATTATTACTAATAGTAGTATTGTGTACTACTTCATTAGTAATTTTATTTATACATTTAACATTATATTTTTTATCTTCAGGACCTGTAATTTCTACAAACGCCCCGTCTATAAAATGAAAATTAATTGAATTTATTCCTTCTTTAGGAGGGATATTTAATTGTTGGATGTTATTATATTCTTTAATTAAAACTTCTTTCATATACTTTTATTAAATCTTGTGAACGATTAAACCATGATAATGATCTAGCATGGTTGATTGCATTTTCTTTATACGTTTTATAATTATTGATAATATCTTTAAGACCGCGAACTATTTCAAAAACATCTCTAGGCGCTCTCCACATTCCATAAAAATCAGTAGCATGTTCAATCCAACCATTAATCGGTAAACCACACGCTGCGGCTTCAAGTATAGTTAAATTTGGATGGCCTGCTTCTAATTCGCTTGGGTGTAAAAATATAGTATGTTCTTGATATAATTTATTTAAATCTTTTTGTTGAACATCAAATAATATTTCTAATTTTGGATAAGCTAAGGTCCATAAATTTTCATTAAAGAAATGTCTGTTATTACTTGGTCCTGCTATTGTAATAGGTAAATCCATTTGTATAGCAGCGGCAATAGCATACGAAAATCCTTTTCTATCTCTACCTGAATGTCCTGCCATACCATTATTTGCAATACAGAGTAATTTATGATTTACCATATTATAATCTATAGGATAAAATTCATCTGTATTTACACCATGAGAAAAATATTCGCATTTTGGGTGTTCAAAATAATCTACTAAAAATTTAGCAGGCATCAAAGCAACAAGCGAACCATCTATTGCTTTTAAATTTTCTTGATAAACATAAGAATCTTTACCATAATGATAAGCATGATGATCATGTAATTGGTAAACATAAGGAATACCTTTTTCAGCTAATTGAATTGATAAATTAGCAACATGACAATGTACTATATCATAATCACCTGGATTAATTTCGTTTATAAATTTTATATCTACTTCATGTCCTAATTTAATTAGATTTTGAGTAAACTCCCATACTATTTTTTCTATGGCACCCCATGTTGTTGGGGGAACAGGAATACCACATCCTGGATGTACTTGACAAATTTTCATTTATTGTAAAAATATTAAGGGGTTATCTGTATTTGCGTCTTTTATTGTTTGTTCTATTATACTAAAACCTGGAAGATGTTTAGTGTATATTTTATCTGCTGTACCAATTCGTAATCTTGCTACGTTGCACATCCATAAGTCAATAGCATCCCAAGGTGTTGTTTCTAATAGTTGTTTTATTTTTGCTACTTTATCTTTTGTAATCAAATATGATTGAGCAGGTATAAATGGTGTAACGTCTAAAAATATATCTTCGTATTTACCACCATTTAAATTTCTGTCTTGCCATGGATTTCCAAATCCGATAACATCCATATTTTTTTCAGTTGAAATACGTGCAAATCGTTTTAAAGATTCATATAATTCATTCCAATCACTATCGATAACAACGTCGCCCTCTACTATTAATACGTAATCATAGTTAACGTTGTCTTCGTCGCATATTGCGTTTTTATGTGCTAAGTAACAACCATAATGTCCGGCAGCTAACTTATAATATCCTGGTTTTTCTTGAACTACATCTGGGCGATTGCAGGTATCTTTTGGAGGCATTTCTGTCCATATTTTATTAATTCTTAAATCGTAATCAATACCCATTTCATTACAAAACGCCTTTATATTTTCTACAGAACGGATTTCTTTTGGATTAGTTTCCGGTTCAGTAGTTAAATGCATTAACTTAATTTTTGGTTTTAGGTTTTTAATTTCTAATAAACCATTATTTTGTAAATTTTCTACTTTAAATGTTTTTTTCTCAGATAAATCTCCGTTGTCATAAACAGTAAATACTACTGTTAGTCCTTCTTCGTATGGATAAATTTTATAAAAATCTACTTTACCATTTACACTAATCCATTCGTAATTAATTTCTTTACCTTCTTTATTGTATATTGATAATCTTATTTCTTTATCTTCTTTACTATTAGATATTCTAATAAATGGAGCAAAGGTGTCTGGGATATTTGTAGGTAATATTGTATAATATTCTACTCGTGAAAAATCGGTATGATAAAATGTTTTTTCTACTTTACGATTAAATTCATCTCCATCTTCATAATAAATGTCTTCTGTATTTTTAAAAGCATGGTAGAACATATTTTCTAAACCATTACTTTCACTACCCCAACTTGATTGTAATTTATTGTAATCGTCAGCATTGTAAATATTTGGAATTACACTTATAAATGGTCCTGGAGTTGCAGCATAAAAGAATGTATATAAACATGGTCCTTCATGGGCTTGATATTTTCCGAAATATAGATCTGATGTTTCTAATTCTTTAGATACTTCATTTACAAATTCCTCGTTTTTAAGGATATAATCGTAATTTAAGAAAAATGCTTTTTTAAATCCTAAACCAAAGGCTAATGCTGCTCCGTTACTATAATTTGAATAAACTGTAGGACCATGATAAACATCATTGTCATTACCTCTTAAATTAACGTATATTTTAGCTTCAGGGTAATCAGACCAATAATTGCAATAATATGAATGTTTAGTTAAAATATTATTATTATCAGAAACAACATAATCTGCTATATCGCTTAATTCTTTAGGAACAGGAATATGAGAAGTTAATATTACTTTACGTCCTGTTTTTTTAACCGCTTCAATACATTGTTTAGTTGATTTGATTACAGTTGCAGATTTTGGATAGGTTGAAATAACAAATACTTCTTCTTCTTTATTTGTAATAGTTTTACCTATACCTAACATTGATAGTATTTTATTACAATTAGATTTAAAATTATCAAAGTTAAGATAGTTTATTTTATCAAATTTATTAAAGTAATTTAAATAAACTGGTAAGTTGTAAATTAAAATAGGGATTTGATTTGATATAGCTTCACGTATAACTAAAGGCATTGTTTCCTTATCTCGATCTGTACCACGAGATGTAAACAAGAATAAATCCATTGCTTGGTAGAAATTCTCAACGTCTGTTCTTTCATTCCACCAAACAACATTTTCTGGTTTGTCTTGCATTAGTGGTTCCCAATACCATTTAAAGTTATCTGCTTGATTACCTACACAGTGAAATATAATTTTTTCATCTTTTAAAGCACGAGCATAATCAAAGAATTCTTTTTGATTTTTACGTGGTGTAAATAAACCAATGTGTAAAACATGTTTATATTCAGGATCTAATCCTAATTTATTTAACGCCTCTGTTCTATCAGGACGATTAACATATTCAATTGGATATTCAACCAAAACAGAAGGAATGTTTATATCTTTATATTGGTTTACTTGCCAATCAGATACAAACATAAATTTATCAGGAAAAAATGTTTTTTGAGTTGTGTCATAAGACGAATCGTGAGATGTTTCTACGATTTTATATTTACGTCTTGGGTCATAGACAAATTCAGCAACCTTAGTATCCATAAACATTTCAGGAATTTCTTCCAAATGTACAATGTCAGGTTGTATTTTATTAATTATAGAAAATAATTCGGTTTTATCTTCGTATAATGTATAGAATTTTGACTCCGGAAGTAAGTTTTTAATTTTGTTACGTTGAACAACTAACTTACCCCCGGTACAATCTACCCATTCAACTAGGTAAATATCAAATTCGTTTTTAAGTAATTCTATTTTTTTAGTTAAGTATTGCGGTAAACCGCCTGTAGATAGGTGAGGAGCAATGTATAACAGTTTTTGCATAACAATATTGTATTTCCAATAAATATATGAAATTTATTTTGGAAAACCAAATAATATTAACATGATCCAAAACTTTCAACATATCCCTCACCCGATATTGTTCCCCACCATTGATTATCTGTTTGATCCCAATAATAATTACCAGTACCCGTAAATGGATTTGTAAATCCAGCATCAGTATACATTCTACCTTCTCCTGAATTATAATATAATGTTTGAGCACCATTTTTATTAATAGATTCTTGACCAAAAGAACAAGCAGCTCCTGGCTCGCTAAAACTATCATATGTAAATGATTTTCCACCACCTCCTCCACCTAATCCTAAAGTTGCAGCAGAAATAGGACCAACGTAGCTAATATTTGCTACTGCTACTCCTGCTATACTTGTTATTGATGATGCGTTTACGCCTGATATTTGCCCCATAAAATTATTATATTATTAACCAGAAATTATCAGGATTAAATCTTATTACTACATTATTATTAACATTTTGATAATTATTAACATGTCCTACAATTCTTATATAGTTACCGGTTGATGAAGGGGCATTGATCGATAAATTTCCAGGTGATGTAGACATATAAATAGGAATACCCCATCTAGAGCCTAAACTATAATTACCATTAGAGAAAAAACCATGTAATAAAATTGGAATATTATCATTATCATTTCCGCTTAAACATGCTATACCTAAAAGATTAGTTGCTGGGTAATTTGAGGTACCGGTTGCATCTGCGGCATCCCATCCTCCATTTTCATTTAAATAAAGTAAATCTCCGGCATCGTGAGCACCTTTTAAAGTACCATAAATTATTTCTCCATAATAATAATTATCTCCCCAATAATTTAAATCACTTTGTAATATAAAAGATGTAATACCGTTTTGAGCTAAAGTTGTATATCCAACTCCTTGTTGTAGTTGGGTTGGTGTTATAAGAGTATTACCACCACTAAACCCATTTATTATACTAACACCATCCGTTGCTGTACTACCTCCATTTACTTCTAAAGTTGTTGAAGGAGAAGCTATATTGATACCTAATCTAAAATTAGCAACATCTGCTTTTAAGAAATTTGTTTCTTTAATTAAAGTTGAACTTGAAGCATAAGTTAAGTATCCTGGGAAATTACTAAAGGCACCACCACTAATACCTGATGTACCATTAAATGAAACACCATTTGTACCAGCGGCACCTGAAGTACCATTTGAACCATTTGCACCTGAAGATCCATTTGGACCTCTTGTACCACTTGTACCCGCAGCACCGCTAGATCCATTTGAACCATTTACACCTGAAGTACCTCCAGCACCGTTAGCTCCATTTCCACCGGCAGCACCATTAGAACCTGTAGATCCATTTACACCACTTGTACCACCAGCACCATTTACACCATTTCCACCGGCCGCACCATTAGAACCTGTAGATCCGTTTACGCCTGAAGTACCTGAAGCTCCGTTAGCTCCATTACCTCCATTTGCTCCGCTTGAACCTGTAGAACCATTAGTTCCACTTACACCTGAAACTCCGCTAGCACCGTTACCACCAGCATTACCATTTGAACCTGAAGAACCATTAGTTCCGCTTACGCCTGAAACTCCGCTAGCACCGTTACCACCAGCATTACCTGATGAACCCGTTGAACCGGTTGTACCTGAGGTTCCACTTGCGGCTGAAGCTCCGTTTGCTCCAGCATTACCTGAAGATCCATTTGAACCTGTTGTGCCTGAAGTTCCACTACCACCTGAAGTTCCTGAAGAACCACTAGCACCTGAAACTCCGTTTACACCACTTGTACCATTAGAACCATTAGTTCCGTTAGTTCCGCTTACACCTGAAGTACCATTTCCTCCATTTGCACCGCTCACACCTGCGGATCCGCTAGAACCATTAGTTCCGCTTACACCTGAAGTTCCGCTTCCACCATTAGCACCACTTACACCTGAAGATCCTGAAGATCCTGTTGTACCTGAAGTTCCGCTCACTGCTGAAGCTCCATTTCCACCAGCATTACCTGAGGAACCTGTTGAACCAGTAGAACCAGAAGTTCCTGATATATTTGAAGTACCGCTTCCTCCAGCATTACCAGATGAACCTGTTGAACCTGTTGTACCTGAAGTACCACTAGCGGCTGAAGCTCCATTTCCACCTGCTACTCCGGATGAACCTGTAGAACCTGTAGATCCTGCAGTTCCACTTACTCCTGAAGTTCCGTTTCCACCGTTAACACCACTAGCTCCTGATGAACCACTAGAACCATTAGTTCCACTTACACCTGAAGTTCCGCTATTGCCACTAGCTCCACTAGCACCGTTTGAACCAGTTGAACCCGCAGAACCTGAAGTTCCTGAAGTTGCGCTTAAACCTGAAGCTCCTGCGGCACCATTAAGACCACTAGAACCTGTTGAGCCTGAAGAACCACTTGTTCCTGAAGTTGCACTTAAACCACTTGCTCCTGCTGCTCCAGCATTACCGCTAGAACCATTCGAACCAGTTGTACCTGAAGTGCCTGATACATTTGAAGTACCACTTGCACCTGCATTACCATTTGAACCAGTTGAACCTGAAGAACCTGAAGTTCCTGAAGTTGCGCTTAAACCTGAAGCTCCTGCTCCACCATTAAGACCGCTTGAACCGGATGTACCGCTTGATCCTGAAGTTCCACTTACAGCAGAAGCTCCATTTCCACCTGCGGCACCATTTGAACCGGCAGAACCCGAAGATCCTGAAGTTCCGCTTACTGCGCTAGCACCATTATTTCCAGCATTACCGCTTGAACCTGCAGAACCTGTTGATCCTGAAGTTCCACTTATATTTGAAGATCCGTTTGCTCCGGCTGCGCCTGAAGAGCCATTTGAACCTGTTGATCCTGAAGTTCCACTTAATGCACTTAATCCACTTGTTCCAGCATTACCCGAAGCTCCTGAAGAACCTGATGTACCTGTAGAACCTGAAGTTGAACTAGCACCTGAAGTACCAGCAGCACCTGTTGCTCCTGCTGAACCATTTGTACCTGAAGAACCTGAAGTTCCTGATACATTACTTGTTCCTGAGTTTCCAGCATTGCCATTTGAACCTGTAGTTCCTGAAGAACCACTAGATCCTGAAGTTGCACTTGCTGCACTTGCTCCTGTAGAACCAGCATTACCTGTTGTACCACTTGAACCTGATGAGCCTGCTGAACCACTTAATCCGCTTAAACCAATAGCACCGTCAACACCATTTGAACCTGCAGAACCTGTTGATCCTGAAGTACCTGATGAACGACTTGCGCCACTTACTCCTGCTACACCTGAAGAGCCTGTTGAACCTGAAGTACCTGAAGTACCAGCTAATCCTGAAGTACCACTTGCTCCGGTACCACTAGAACCTGTTGAACCTGAAGTACCTGATGTACCACTAGCTGCTCCTGAACCTGAGGCTCCTGTAGAACCTGTTGTACCTGTTGAACCTGAACTTCCTGAAGTTGCACTTAAACCTGAAGCTCCAGCAGCTCCACTTGAACCATTAGATCCCGTTGAACCTGAAGTTCCACTTAAATTACTAGCACCTGATGAACCTGCAGCTCCACTTGAACCATTTGATCCTGTAGAACCTGAAGTACCAGCTGTATTACTATTTCCTGAAGTTCCGGCTACACCTGCAGATCCGTTTGAACCTGAAGAGCCTGAAGTTCCAGCTAATGCTGATAAACCACTTGAACCTGCGGCACCACTAGAACCATTTGATCCTGTTGAGCCAGAAGTTCCAGATATATTTGAAGATCCATTTGCACCCGCATTACCATTAGAACCTGCAGAACCCGAAGATCCTGAAGTTCCACTTATATTTGAAGATCCATTTGCGCCTGCTGCACCACTTGAACCATTTGATCCTGTTGAACCGGATGTACCTGATAAAGCAGATAATCCTGAAGAACCTGCATCTCCTGAACTACCATTTGAACCTGTAGTTCCTGATGTACCTGAAGTTGCACTTGCCCCACTACCTCCTGCTATACCTGAAGAACCCGTTGTACCACTAGAGCCAGATGAACCTGAAGTTGCTGATAAAGCAGAAGCACCTGTAGAACCAGCATTACCTGAAGTACCACTTGAACCACCTGAACCTGAAGTACCTGAAACAGAGCCTGAAGATGTACCTGATGTACCTGCTTCTCCTGAACTACCATTAGAACCCGAAGATCCTGCTGTACCACTTAAAGCTGCTACTCCATTTGAACCATTAGATCCTGTAGATCCTGATGTTCCTGAAGTTGCACTTGCTCCACTAGCACCGGCGGCACCTGTAGAACCTGATGTTCCTGAAGAACCTGAACTACCACTTGTATTAGATAAAGCACTTGCACCTGCTGAACCAGCATTACCACTTGTACCATTTGAACCTGTTGAACCTGATGAACCTGAAGTTGCGCTTAAACCACTAGCTCCTGCGTTTCCATTTGAACCTGTGGTACCAGTCGAACCTGAAGTTCCCGACGTTGAACTAGCCCCTGATGCACCAGCAACACCGCTTGATCCGGTTGTACCTGATGAACCTGCTAAACCTGAAGAACCACTAGTACCGTTAGCTCCGCTAGTACCAGATTGTCCAGTTGTACCATTAGAACCTGCAATACCACTAGTACCTGAAGATGCATTTATGTATCCTAGGTTATTAGTTACAGGGTCAAAAGTTACAACATATATTTTATCTTGAATCGGCAAAGTTGCCGCTAAAGGGTTTGATCCAGACACAGATAGGGAACCCGTTATTTGCGATGTTCCCTGATCTACAACAAGACCATTTTTTATTCTAAATTCGTTTGCCATATTATATTACCTTTCACTTCCAGGTTAATTATAAATATTGCTACAATAAGTTAACTACAGATTTTATTGTCCATCCTGATGTAGGAAGTACTGTTGTTAATAAAACGTTTGCACCACTTAATGAAGCCGTTAAATAAACATTTGATGTGTTTCCTATATCTTGAGTTGTTACTTCGGTATGTTGAATACTACTTCCGCTCCATACTGTTATTATTTGACCAGCACGTGCATTTGATCCTGAGATTAAAGCATAATTGTAGAATGCTGAAATATAAGAACCGGTTGCATTTGTTGATAAAGTAACAGTTCCTGGACCTAATGATCCTTGATCTTGATTTGCAAAAGTTGATTGACTTAAATTAAGGTTACCATTTGTTAAACTTACAGATCCGGTTACAACTAAACTACCTGTTATAATTGCTGAACCTGTATAAGGGAATGAACTACCTGCATTTAAAGCATAAGATGCTGTTTGAGCAAGAGAAGCTGAAGTTGCATAAGATGAACTTGTAGCTGTAGCTGCATTTCCATATATAGAAGCACTAATATTAGAAGCATTAATCCATTTTCCTATAGAATAATCATAAACTAAAGCTTGATAGTCTGAAGGTGCTGTTAAATTAACATCCGATAAACCTGCTAAAGTTTGTGTAACTGTACCACTACTTCCTCCATTTCCTCCTGCATTTCTAAATAAACCACCAGGTAATATTTGGTATGTTGATGAGTTTGTAAAGTTGGCATTATTTTGTAGGATTAAAGCACCTAAATAAATTGCATTTGCTGCTGTGTTTGGAGCTTCAACAAAATTTTCAAATGGAAGATTCGCTATAGCGTCTGTTGCCGTAGCATAAGTAGCATTACCATAATAAACTACAAATGCTTTTGTTACACTATTTGGATACCAAAATACACGTTGAATTGACCATTGTCTATTAGAACCACCACCCGGAACAGCTGTTAAAACACCATTATTTGAATATTGTGTTGGATCAATAGCTCCATATCCTGCACCTCCATTTGTTTGGTAAACCCAAGTTGAACCCGAATCATAATACCTAAATATTTTAGATACTGTTGTTCCTGGATCACTTACATAAGATGGGCTATTAGGATTTACAATATAATTAGCTCCGGGAGCATAAGATGTACCACTTCCAAGTACTAAACTACCTGTAGAATTAGTTCCTCCAGAAGCACTAGGTACTAATGAATATCCTGATAGTTTTAAAGGACCAAATGCTCTGTTAAATATATTTTGTGCCTGTTCAAAACCATATGCTGTAGAAGGTTGTGTTTTAAATCCATTAATAGTAGAACCATTTTGAAAAAGTACATTACCTATATTGATTAAAGTATCAAATTGACCATCGGTAAATGGTGTTCCTTGAGCATATATAAGTCCAGTATCGTCTATACCTACAAAACATTGTTGATATGAAGATGTAAAAGCAGAGATACTAGCTGTTAAATTTCCCCAATTTAAATATTTTATTGTTGGGAATGGATTATCACTTAAACTTGCATTTAAATTAACTATAATACCACTACCACTACTTACTTGATAAACAGTAGATGAAGCTGATGTAATTACACCACCATTTAATAAACCAGTATATAAATTACCTTCTAACCAACGTAAACGAGTTACATTTGAATACCCTTGTCCATTTTGACTAAAATATAAGTCATCTGTAGAACCAGATACAAAAATATAAGATCCTGAAATAGTAGTATCTATATTTTTAACGACCGGTATAAATTTAATTACACCGTTGGTTTCCATATCTCCATACACTTTAATAGTTGGAGTTGATGGAGTTGTTGTAGAACCGGATATAATAATACTACCTGATAATGTTGTATTACCATATAGATTATTGTTACCAACTTGAGTTGTAGAACCAGTTATTTTTAAACTACCTGTTAATACTTGACTACCTGTTATATAGAATATATTATCTGCTAAACTTGCAGATAAGAAAGGAATACTTTGAACTTGATTTGAACTAGAAGCATAAACTAAATTACCAACATAATTATTAAATACAGCACCGCTAATACCTGCTGTACCGTTTATAGAAACACCTGAAGATCCAGCTGTACCACTTGTACCTGAAGTTCCGTTTGCACCTGCAACTCCGGTTGAACCTGTTGTACCTGAAGAACCTGCTGTACCTGATAAAGCAGATAAACCATTTGAACCAGCTACACCACTTGAACCATTTGACCCAGTTGTACCTGAGGTTGCACTTAAACCACTTGATCCTGCTACTCCTGTTGAACCTGAAGAACCTGAAGTTCCTGAAGTTTCACTATTACCACTAGTACCAGCTACACCAGTTGAACCATTTGAACCAGTTGAACCTGAAGTACCTGATAAAGCAGATAGACCGTTTGAACCTGCATTTCCGCTAGAACCATTAGTACCAGTAGATCCGGAAGTACCACTTAATGCACTTAAACCATTTGAACCTGTATTTCCTGAAGAACCATTTGAACCTGATGAACCTGATGATGCACTTAAACCTGATGAACCAGCATTACCACTTGAACCATTTGATCCTGAAGTACCTGAAGTACCACTTAATGCTGATAAACCATTAGCTCCATCGTTACCATTTGAACCTGATGAACCCGTTGAACCTGAAGTTCCACTTAACCCACTGTTACCTGATAAACCTGAAGAGCCATTTGAACCTGTTGATCCTGAAGTTCCGCTTAATGCACTTAAACCATTTGAACCTGTGTTTCCTGAAGAGCCATTTGAACCACTTGAACCTGAAGTTCCTGAATTAGTTGCTGAAGATGTACCTGAGGTACCAGCAACACCTGAAGATCCGTTTGAACCTCCTGAGCCTGATGAACCTGCAGTAAATGATAAACCACTTTGACCTGCTACTCCGTTTGAACCAGTAGACCCCGTTGTACCTGATGTACCACTAGTAGCGGAAGCGCCACTTAATCCTGCATCTCCTGTAGAACCATTTGTGCCAGCAGAACCCGAAGTACCTGCTGTATTACTATTTCCACTAGTGCCTGCGACACCAGTAGAACCATTTGAACCTGATGAACCTGATGTTCCGGCTGTTGCGCTTAAACCACTTATACCTGCCGCACCTGTTGAACCGGTAGAACCTGATGAACCTGAAGTTCCTGAAGTTTCACTATTACCACTAGTACCAGCTACACCAGTTGAACCATTTGAACCAGTTGAACCTGATGAACCGGAAGTACCTGATAAACCACTTTGACCACTAGCTCCATTTGAACCTGTAGAACCAGTAGAACCTGAAGTTCCGCTAGTTGCGGAAGCAGCACTTGCACCTGCTAAACCTGCAGATCCTGAAGAACCAGAAGAACCAGAAGAACCTGAAGTTGAAGATGAATTACTTTGACCCGCATCTCCTGCTGAACCGCTTGTACCACTAGAACCTGAAGTTCCACTTGTTGAAGAATTAGCACTTAAACCTGCTACACCTGCCGAACCATTAGATCCTGTAGAACCTGAAGTTCCACTTGTAAAGCTATTTCCTGATGTACCTGCGTTTCCTGAACTACCATTTGAACCAGTTGAACCTGAAGAGCCTGAAGATGTACTCGCACCACTTTGACCATTTGCACCTGCTGAACCTGTTGTACCGCTTGATCCTGAAGATCCTGAAGTACTTGATATATTTGAAGTTCCATTTGAACCTAATTCACCACTTGTACCTGATGAACCCCCAGAACCTGAAGTTCCAGAAGCTGCATTTGTTGAAGTACCACTTGTACCGGTTTCACCACTTGTACCTGCTGAACCTGATGAGCCTGAAGTATTACTAAATCCACTACTACCAGCATTACCTGTAGAACCACTTGTACCTGTTGAACCTGAAGATCCTGAAGTTGCACTTAAACCGCTTTGTCCAGCAACACCTGCTGAACCTGTAGACCCTGAAGAACCTGAAGTTCCTGAACTACCTGATGTATTACTATTTCCTGAAGTTCCAGCATTACCTGTAGAACCATTTGTACCTGTTGAACCTGATGTGCCTGAAGTAGCGCTTAAACCACTTTGTCCAGCTACACCATTTGAACCCGTTGAACCTGAAGTACCAGCAGTACCACTAGTTTCACTTGCACCACTTAAACCAGCAGCACCTGAAGAACCATTAGTACCCGTTGAACCTGAAGTACCGGATAAAGAGGATAAACCACTTGAACTCGCAATTCCTGAACTACCATTTGAACCGGTTGATCCTGAAGATGCACTAGCTCCTGAAGCACCCGCATTACCACTAGCTCCAGTTGAACCTGAGGTTCCTGAAGAACCTGATGTTCCGCTTAAACCACTAGCTCCACTATTTCCAGCATCACCTGTAGAACCGTTAGTACCAGTTGAACCTGAAGTTCCACTAGTTGCGGATAAGCCACTTTGGCCTCCTATACCTGATGAACCTGTAGAACCAGTTGAACCAGATGTTCCGGCTGTATTACTATTTCCTGAAGTTCCAGCATTACCTGTAGATCCGTTTGAACCTGAAGTACCTGAAGAACCTGATGTTGAACTTAAACCGCTTTGACCGGCGGCACCATTTGAACCTGTAGAACCAGCAGAACCTGCTGTTCCACTAGTTGCGCTTAAACCACTTTGACCTGCAGCTCCTGAAGAACCATTTGAACCTGTAGAACCTGAAGTTCCACTTAAAGCTGAAAGACCACTTGAGCCTGCGGCACCACTAGATCCATTAGAACCAGTAGAACCTGAAGAACCTGCTGTAGCGCTTAAACCACTTTGTCCAGCAGCTCCTGAGGAACCATTAGATCCGGTTGAGCCTGAAGTGCCGCTAAGTGCACTTAAACCACTTGAACCAGCAGCACCACTTGAACCATTAGAACCAGTAGAACCTGCTGTTCCACTAGTTGCCGATAATCCACTTTGTCCTGCTACTCCTGAAGATCCACTTGAACCAGTTGTACCTGAAGTACCTGCTACGCCGCTTGATCCACTTGCACCGTTAGATCCTGAACTACCTGAAGAACCTGTAGTTCCACTTGTACCTGATATCCCTGCGGTTCCTGAAGAACCAGCAAATCCACTTGTACCTGAAGTAACATTTACATATCCTAATTGTCCGGATGCTGTATTGTATGTTACAATAGTAACTACATCTTGAACGGGTAATGTTGAAAAATTTACGCTACCTGTAACACCTAATGAACCTGTAATTTGTGCTGAACCCGTAAAAGGAAATCCACTACCACCACTACCTGATGTTAATGATTGGTCTAGAGTTTTTCCTACATATCGATAAGCAGTAAGATATAATTTAGCAGATGTTGAAGGTTCATTTTGTGTAAACTCTAAAACACCTTGTTTATAATCAAAAGTATAATCATTAACCGATACTACTGTAGCTGAACCTGAAGTGGCACCTGTTGTAAGAACGACGTTATATGCTGTATTAGGAGATGCGGATTCAGCATCATATGGACCTAATGTTGGTACAGCATATTTGTTAGATATAAAACTTGTTAATTGATTTGCTTGTATTACTTGATTAGATACAGATGCTGTATTAGAAGAACTAATAGCAAACCAAACTGGATACACACTTCCTGAAGCGGGACCTGGTGTTAATGGCAATCTGTACAAATATTGTAAAATATTTGATCCTGAAGCTGTAATATAAAAATTATTCTGGCTAGAACCTGAATAAGGAATACTTGATGAAGGTATTAGATTTTGTTGAGTATATATCTCCGTAGCATTTATATCTAATACCGATGTATAAGCTTCCTGACTATCAAAGGTTGCTTCAGTATATCTTTTACTTTGGAGTAATCTACTCGATTTTATATTTTTATCAAATGCCATTTATGTTATCTTTAACTAAATCCTACGGTTATTGTTGAAACTGGAGTGGCTGGTTGGCCGTTATATCGTACCATAACTATTAAATCTTTATAAACAGATGATAATATTTGATTAAGAGTATCAGTAAGAGGAATAGTATATGTAGTTCCCACAAGACCTGAACCTCCTTGGTTATTTCCTTTTATATCAATTGAAGAAGAAAAAGGATTTAAAAAATTATCTTGAGCTTGGTTAGTTGCTATTGATAAAGTAGATAATGCACTTGGATCAAATAAAACCGCTCTAGGTAATGTAGCACCACCACCACTAGGAATAGCAGTACCAGCTACAGAAGAAGAAAACATAACTAAAACAGAAACAGCATTGTTGGCTGAACCGGTCCATGAAGTTAATGTTTGTCCTACATTTATAGTCATTGCACTATAAACAGTTCCATTTGTTTGAAATGCTCTAGCATAATATTTGTATGTTTGAGCTTCACTTGGATTTGCTAACCAATATCCATTAGCTGTAGAACCAGATGGTTTAACTAAATATCCTGGTTTTACTTGCAAATCTAAGGCTCCTAAAGTATAGACTGAATATGAACCTGTAGTAAATTTAGTACCATTAGCATATGATCCCGATAATATAGAGTTTGTTATTTGAAGTCTATATGTTTCTCCAGTAAATTGTTCTGTAGTACCGGTTAATGAACCTCCATCATATCCTTGGGCTCTACCATAATAAGCCATTGAACCCGAACTTGCAGGTTGTGAAAAAGTACCCGCGGTAAAATAAGATATTGTTTGAGTATTTACAGTAGATTGAGTACCATTTTTATTTATACCTCTTGTTAATAAAGAATATGTTGTTGGTGTTACTGAGTTAACAGTAATATTAGTAGCTCCAGCGGCACCAGCATTAAATGTTGATGAACCTGTAAGTTTCACTATATCAGTTTCAAAAGGTATAACACCAATTGCTCTAGCAGTTGTACCGGTTGAATCATAAACAGCATTTGCTGTTTGTACAGTACCCGTTGCGGTTGAAGCCGCTGTTGTTCCTGATAATGTTATTAAAGCGTCGGATTCGTTAAAATCTGCTATTGTTGATGATGTGTAATATAAAGGATTAAATAATCCTGTTACTGAAGATGAAATATCCCAAGTAGCTGTTAGCAAATAAGGAGCTCCGGATAATGAACGTGAAGTTGCTGTTGTTGGATTATTCCCAGCATATCCTAAAGCTAAAGTATTATTTGGAATTGTTAAACTTCCTATTGGTGAATAAAATATTCTTAATTTATCTGTAGCAGGAGTACTATATGCTGAACTACCTGAAGATATTTTTATAGAAGAACTAATATGATACCAACCTGAAGAACTTACACTAGTAAATGATCTACCACCATTATATAAACTTGAAGTATAAACATTAGTAAATAAACCATCTTGATAAGCTGCAGGAATTACAGACGGATTAGAGGTATTAATTTTAGCTAATGTTAAACCGTTTGTTGATGCAAACGATGCTTGAGATAATAAATTTTCTGATTGTGAAGTAGCAGTACTAGTTTCATTATTATTATCTGAGTAAAACCAGTTAATAGTTCCAGATACATTAAATTGTGTTGGACCTCCACTTGTTAAAGATCCTAAACCAAATAATTGAGCATTTGCTGAAGATGATATAGTAGTAGAACCTGCAGCTATACTTGAATAGTTTGCTGAAAATGCTGAGTTACTATATATAGTTTTACCCGCAAATAAAGCAGAACCAGTAGGTGCAAATCCTCTAAATGTTAAATAATTAACATCTGTATTTGTTGATGATTGAGGTACAAAGCCAGAAGGAGAAGCTGTTGTTCCGTTATTTAATTGATTTTCTGTAAGAGTAGTACTATAAGTTCTTGTATTTGGAGAAGCATCGGGTGCTGATGCACTTAATAATCCTGCTACAAATCTTAAAATTTCAGAAACATCTGTATTACTTGTAAAATTATTAAAATAAGAACCATTTAAATTACTTCCCCAAGCATTTGATGTTGGTACTCCAGCGTTAACATTATAAAACCATCCTGATTGGCTTACTACAAAAGCATAGTTATTACCTGCTACTTGAGAAGCAGTAGATGTTATAGGTGCTTGTCCTGCTGCTTGTAATGTACTTCCTGTAACTCTTAAAGAAGAAGTAGTAAAATATATATCTGAAGATCCAGATTGAGTAAAAATACCTGTTGATGTAGAGCCAGTAGCTACAGTAACATTAAAAGTTGAAGCATCTCCTTTAGTAAAGGTAATTGTATTACCTGCTGCTGATGCTGTAACTAATAAAGAACCTGTATTTTGAGTAAATCCTGAACTACCACTAGTTCCTGCTAAACCACTTGAGCCTGAAGTTCCACTTAATCCTGATGAGCCTGAAGTTCCACTACTTCCAGAAGTACCAGATGAACCAGAAGTTCCGGTTGTGCCGGATGTACCTGATGTACCTGATGTACCTGATAAACCTGAAGAGCCGGAGGTTCCTGATAAACCTGAGCTACCACTAGTTCCTGCAAAACCACTTGAGCCTGATGTCCCTGTAGAGCCTGATGTTCCGGCAGAACCACTACCTGTTCCTCCTCCTCCATCTACCGTATATACTCCAACCGGGACTTGGTCTAAAAATCTAACTCTAGCCATTACTTATTTAAAAATTTTTTATTTTATTATAAATATTAAAACTTAATTTGTTATGTTACAATTGTTGCTTTTCTCTGAGCTGCTTTTTGTGTTGGTGTTAATGCACTACCATCTGCTGTAATTTCACCTTTAAGAATAGCTTCGTTTGATGATACTTCTAAAGAGAATATTACTTTAGTTTTATCTGTAAATTTCTTAATAGCATGCATATCTTTTTGTAGCACGTTTGGTACCAAATAACCATGTAATTTTATAGTAAATGTACTTTTAACTGATCTTTCAGCATTATCTGCTAATTCACTAACTGTATTAAATGAATCAATACGAGCTTGGAATTTAAAACGTTGAGGATCTCCCCAATAAGCATCGGAAGCATAGTTAATTGCTTCTACAATTTTATTTAATTGTTCTATATAATAAGTAAATACAGTACAACTATATTCTATAGTAACATAATCGGGCATAATAGCCGCATAATACGTTTTTTGAGGTGTTCTATTATTTAGTACGTGAAAATTAGAGTAAGCGTCTTTTGTAGAATATTTTTTAGTAAATACTTGAAATAAATTTGGATTATTAGCATCTAATTTATTAGCAATTGTTCTATCTCTAGTTATACTATCTCTTTTAAATACAATTAAAGGATACATAGGAGCACCTTTAGCATCTCTATAATATCCATCTTTTTGCATTGATTTCCATTTTTCCGGAGATGCATATAATACAGGTACTGATAGTCTTTGGCCATTTTGAATTACAAATGGTTGAATTACTTCTACAAAGTAATATAAAATAGCTTCATCTATATCTTGGATACCAACACTAAAAGGTTTTACTGTATCTCCTTTAAATGAGGTATTTAAAGCTCTATTATTATTAACGGATGCAAAATCCAAATTAGGATTGCCCATTTGAGGATCAGTAGCGGTATGTTGAGATACACTTATCTCTCTTTGGGTTTTAGGTATGGGAGTTCTTCCTTTAGTTGCCATTAGTATCTAGCGTTTACAATGTTAATACGATCTTGTGGTACATAGTGACATTGACAAATAACATCAACATTGTAACCAAAGAATTCTAATCCTGGATTTAATGGGTTAGTATTATAAGGATAGTCAGGATCTTTACCTACGAAGAAGTGAGTCATATTTTCATTATCTACTTCCCAATATGCATTTTGATACATGATAAAGTCTCCAATAGCGGGAACTAAATTAGCATCTACTAAATCGTCTCTTAAAAATCTAAAAGTAAGAGGCCAATCAAATCCTACTAGTCCATCACCGGTTGGTGCGGTTTGATCTCCTACTTCAATTAAACAGTTAAATATGACTGGTGGTGAAAAATATCTTCCACCTTGCTGTTCACCATACATGTTAACTAAAGTTTGAGATTCGTTTACTTTATAAAAAACACACTCTTGAGAAATAACGTTACCCATTAATTCTCTATTAACTTTTCTAATCATGCTAACATCACGAGCTGAACCAAATATAGCCATATTATCCTATAAAAATTGTCATTGGTGAATAATTAATTTCTTTTACTCTAGCATCAGATTCTGCTACTCTTCTTTCAAGTAAAGATTGTTTTGATGTTTGATCAAAATATTCTCTTAGTCTTGTAACTAATGCTTCTTTTTCTGAGGTTGCGGCTGTTATTAAAGCTTCCTGATTTAAAGTTACTTCTTCTCCTGGTATAGGAATATTTGAACCATATTTTCCCCTAACGTATCCTAACATTTCTTTAGATAAAGCTAAAGTATATTCAAATATCCACTGTCGACCAATAGAGTTAATATATGAGTATGTTGGGTTTTGAAAATTTACATTTGATTCATTTGTAACTTGGTATGGTGCTTGAGTAACAGCACTATTTATTCTATCTTCATCTTTAATATATTCGATAGACATGTAACCATAAACATTTCCAAAGCCAGGCATTGGAAATACTCTTAGTTTATTATTTATTAATTCAAAAGTATAATTTGCTAATGTAACCTGATTTTGCATTTCAATAGCCTGAGCTGTTTGAATTGTTAAACTTGTAGGTACCATAAGATAACCTGTAGGTCCAAAACCTAAACCATAAGTACCAACTGCAGGAACACCACCTAAACCTCCGTAAGTAAGAGGACTATACATTTGATTAATTGCTGGTGGTGGGTAATAAAATACTCTTTTAATTTCAATACCACCTGTTATACTTTGAGAAATTGCCCAAGCTGATAGATCATAGTCTTGAACTCCGGGTTGTAATTGGATAGAACCACTATACCAAGTTACATTACCACCAGTACCTGCTTCTTCAGCATATTGTTGAGACATACGCACAACAGTGGCAAATGAAGGCGTAATAAGCGCTTGATTTAAATTAGACGCCGTAGGTAGTCCTTCAAATGAAAGCATGTTATCTCTAACCTTAAATGCGTAAAGTTCATTACCATAAGTTGTAACGGCTTCTTCAAAAGCTGTATAAAAATTTATATTTTGTAACTCAACATCCATAATAGGATAACCTAAACGTTGAGCACAAAATTTAGTTACCTTATTAGCATCTGTTTGAAATTGAGGATCATAGTCATAAAATCCAAAAGGAGTATCTCCTGGTTGGAAATCAGATACGCCATTATAAATAGGTATATTCATATTTTATTAAGTTGTTGCTATAAAATATTCTACATTAACATTTCCACTTCCTGATGGAATTACTTTTAATGATACGATATCGTTAAAAGACATTGATACAGCTGATGTACTACCTGTCATTTTAGTAGTAGTTAACATAAATGTACTTGCAGGATTTACTAAATAACTCATAGCTTCATTTGATGATGAAACAATAAGTTTTATAGGAATAGTGTTAGATTGATTAGTTACTCGACCATATTGAAAGCTACTTGTAACAAAAGTTCCTGCACTATTAGTACCACCAAATGAAAATATTGTAGTAGTAGATCCAGAAGGAGCTGATAATATTCTATTGTCAATAAAATTTATACCAGAAATTGTTTGAGTTGTATATACATCTCTAACAACACTATTTATTGTTATTTTTTCTAATATTTGTAAATTAAAATCCGCCATTGGTTTTATTCATAAATATTAAAAAAGGGACCCTAATTCAGAGCCCCTGTAAAATAAATATGTAAATTATTTGTTATATTCGTAGTCTAGTATTTTTCCTACTAAATCTGAACGATGATTTTCTTTAAGTTTAATCCACTTAATATCATCTATTTTTTTAGATAATTCAATAGCATATGCTAATCCATTAGCTTCACCGGTTTTAATATCGCTTTGTTCTAAATCACCGTTTATTATAATTTTACCGGTTTTACCTAAACGTGTAAGAATAGCTAACATTTCATGTTTAGTTATATTTTGTGCTTCTTCTACAATTAAAACATCGTCTACTGTTTTACCCCTAATAAATTGGATGGGTAATGCTTTAATTTTACCGTTAGTTATTAGTTCATCAACTTTAACGGGATCATAACACTTAGCTAGATTTTCTTGCAATGCTTCAATGTATGGATTAAATTTATCACCTAAATCGCCGGGTAAATATCCTAATGTTTTACCTACTTCAATTGTTGCTCGTGTTACAAATAGATGGGAAATTTGTTTTTTTAATAAAAATTCTAGACCGGCTTGTGCTCCTACCAATGATTTACCTGAACCTGCTCTACCTGTTATTATAACAATTTGATTTTCTATTATTAACCGTTTTGCCTCTTTTTGTTCTTCGTTTAATTGAACATTACTAATTGCCTTTATTTCACCTTTGCGTTCCCTATTTGGTTTTTGCATATTGTTATAACGTTTGTTTCGTATAAATATTAAAATTAAAATAAAAAACCCGGGCAAAAGCCCGGGTCTTTATTTATCTATTCTATTCTAGATTAAAGGGTATTTAAACCATTAACATAGATCTTAGCGTAGAATTCAGGACGTAACATTTTCTTAGCGTAACGAGTTAATAAACCTTTACGTGGAGTGAAGGTATTTGGATCGTACACTAATGGAGTCATAATCAACGGAATGTACGGAGCGAATACAGCACCTGCTTCTAAGAACTGAGTACCACGGTATCCTAATAAGATAGTGTTTTCAGTCATGTAAGGGTTTTTGTAAACTTTGTAACGACCATTGAAGTTACCAACTTTTTGTACACCGAAAGCATATTCCATTTGATCAGCTTCGCCATTGTTGTTAGAAGCAAATCCAGGGATAGATTCGATGATTGTTGCTACTGTAGGAGAAATTACCATGAAATTAGCACCACCTCTTAAAGTTAATTGGTGAATTCTGTTGCTTAATTTTTGGATTTTTGTTCCTAAAGTTTGGAACCATTGTCCTTGAGTGTTATAGAAAGCAGAAGTATTAGTTGAGAAACTACCGTTGCTATAAACGTTATTGTTGATTGCTGACCAATATTCAGTACCAGCTGCAGCATCTTCAATTAACATATCTAAGATTTCAAGATCAATCTCCATAGAGATGTACTCGCTTAACATGTTAGTTAATTCAGCTTCAGCATCGATGTTTTGGTAAGCATTCAAATCTTGTGCAAACTCAGGAGTCCATACAGCTTTTAATTTTTTAGTTTTAGCTGTAATTTCTTGTGATTGCATACTGATGTTGATCTCAGGAATAGCGATAGTAGTTGCACTTTGCGCATTCGGAATAGAGAACGTAGTTGCTGTAGAATCTTCAAAATCACCACGACGGTTATCGTCTGTAACTTTGTTGTAGAAGATAGTAACTGTACCGGTTGGAGCACCAGAGAATGCTGTTGTGGAACCTGATACGTAGAAAGTAATAGTACCTGCTGTGTAGTTATAAGTAGTAAATGCTGGTAAGTTGTTAGCAACTGTAAAACCACTACCACTTAATACGAAACCACGAACTGCATCTGGATCAAAGCTAGTTAATACAGAAGCTGTAGTAACTGTAATCGCATAGATTTGGTTAGCTGCTACTGAAGAAGAGTATGCTGAGTCATAGTTTAAGTTAGCAAAAGATGCTGTAACTACTGAACCTGTACTTGCACCTACTACTGGTAATGTACCACCATTACTTGAACCCGTTACTAAAATAGAAGCTGAGAATTGGTTGGTAGAATATGTGAAACGACCAGCACCATATAAACCACCAGCTGCGTCTGCAGTTTGGAAAGGATATTGAGAACCAGTGTTACCATAAACTGAACTATTCACAGTGAATGGATTTTTAGAAGTTCCATATTGGAAATCTAAGAAGAACACAAGACCAGAAGGTAAGTTCATTGGTTGAACGCTTACGAATTCTTTAGATGCGATTTGACCGAACACTTTACGTACTAATGGTAAAGCGATACCAGCCCATTGTTCACCTTGTCCTGGAGTGAAGAAAGCACCTGTACCAGTTGATGATACCTCGGTTACTAATTGTTTTGCTTGGTTTTCAAGCATAAGAGACATGTTATTTCTGTTTGTCTCGTCTAAGCCTTCTAAAAGGCCTGTTTTTGCCCATTTGCCAGCTAATTTAGCTGCATCGCTTTGTAACGATTTGTATGGGTTAGCAGATTCTAATAATGATTGAATTTGACTCATCGTTTTAGTTTTTTAGTTGTTTTTTAATTGTTTAAATTTACTTTTTAATTCCAGCTAATTTTTGCATTCTTTCGAAAGCAGCATTAACTTCAATAATTGGTTGTTTTGTACTATTATTAGTAGTACCGCTTATAACTTTAGAAGCCATACCTCTTACTGATTCAGTTACTGGACGTTTTGTTGTGTTTGTGTTATTTAAACTTTCCATTACTGTTTCGTAAACTAATTTTGCTTCTTTTTTACTTGTTGCTTTGTCAAAAGCAGCTAATACTTTAACTTTTTGTGATTCAGTTAAGTTTTTAGCTTTAAACACTTTGTTTAAGTAAAGAAGTTTAGAATTTAAAAGATTAACTTCGTTAATTTCAGATTTAACTTTATTTAAAGCCTCATAAGCTTCTTCAAGTTCTTTCTTCATTTCGTCCATTTCTTCTTTCATTTTTTCGTAATGGTCGTTTTTCATTGGTTGGTTTTTAGCTTCTTTATCGTAGCCTGAACCTTTGTAACTTCCCATTTCGTCTAAAATTTCGTCTAATGAATAACCTGCATCTTCAACTGCTTTTTTAGCTTTTGCTTTGTCAGAAGAATCTACTGTTATTTCTAGTTCACCAATTCCAGCTTTAACTGTAGCATCAATTTTAGCTTTTTTAAGTAAACTTTTGAAATATTTAGCTTCATCATCTAAATCATCAGCGTCATTTGCAGGAACAGTAAATGTTGCTTTTTTAGCCTCATTTATACCATGCATGAGTTCATCGATAGAAACTTCTTCTTCTTCTTCAGCGCCTTCTTCATCTTCCATGCCTTCGTGACCAGCTTCTAATTCGCCAGCCGCAACCATGTCAGCGATAACGCCTTCGATAAATGATTTAAGATCTTCTTCAGACATGTTTTCGATGTCGATTTCAACATCTTCTTCTTCGTCGCCTTCTTTAGCTTCGTTTAAGTCAGTGTCAGATTGTCCTGGAGG